TGTTGTTGGTTCGCTGATCTTATTTTTTTATCTAGATATTTTTTTTATTTTTAAATTTTTACTTTAAATAAGTATTTGCCTTAAATAAGTATTTGCGTTGAATAAGTATTTGCCTTGAATAAGAATTTGCCTTAAATAAGTATTTGCGTTGAATAAGTATTTGCCTTGAATAAGAATTTGCCTTAAATAAGTATTTGCCTTAAATAAGTATTTGCCTTAAATAAGTATTTGCCTTGAATAAGAATTTGCCTTAAATAAGTATTTGCCTTAAATAAGTATTTGCCTTAAATAAGTATTTGCATTTAGGTATTGACATATAATGTATTTGCATATATATTTATTTATACATTATACAAGTAAGGAGGTTTAATGTGTGTAAAGAAAAAGTATATGAGCATGGATTTGATGACAAATACATGTCAAATCATAAAGGACAATGGGATGCATGGTTCATAAGTGATTTGCTCTGTTTGTTTAATGGTCATGTTGTATGCACTTCTAAAGACTATGTAGAAGTTGCTACAGAAGATTATAAAAAAAGGATTTGCATTTACGCAGATAAAGGTAAATTTATAACTTATATAAACTTAGATGATCTTAATGCATATAGTTATACACAAAAAGATTATCTAGCCTTTCAAGGGTTTTGTAATAAATATAATTTTAAATATGAGGAGTGGTGCGATGAGTAAATATTATTGGGAAAACGATACATGGGTTGATATAAAGCATGAGAATGGTGAGGTGTTTGATGCTAACTTATGGACGTGTGATAAATCAGGTAGGCAATACATTTCTTTTTATGAAACTTTTAATGATGAAGATAGGTTTCGTAGAACTGATGGTATATCGCCTGTAGCAACTTTTAGAGTAATTGAGGAGTAATAAAAAATTAATTTGCAGTAAAGGTAAATTTGCCCTAGTGGTAAATTTGCCTTTATCGTCTTCTTGTTCTTTTTAAAAATTGTTTATGTATTTCTTTTGGTAAAGTATTTTTAATTACTTTTTCACCGACTTTAAAAAAATCAATAAATTTTCTATGCTTTACATAAGGTGTATATGCTACAAGAAGTTTTAAACCTTCACGTCCTTTCCTTCCTTGCCTTTCCCATACACCATAAGTCTTTGAGCCAGACCCTCTAGGTATGCCTTGAAATCTTGCACCTTTTCTTTGTGCGTCTTCTGTTATATCAATTTTTGCTAATAGACCACCTTTTTTAGATAACTTAACAATGTTGCCATATTGACCAGACTTAGCCTTACCATCTCTTGTGGGTGACGGATAGGCGGATCTTCTTGCCTGTTCACTTTCACCACTATAAATGTAATGCAGATATTCAGCCGCCCAATCTTTTACTCTAACTACCATAGCCATAGCATTGGGTTTCGCAAATTGTGAAATGACAACAGACTTAACTGTTTGTGGTCTTGGTCTGTCTAATTTATCGTGTAGATGTGATCTTTCAGCATTAACAACTCTTTCGCCTGTATGATTCATAGCTTCAGATAATATCTTATTGAATTTCTTTTTGCCTAAGTTTTTATCTAATTGTCTTCGAATTTGTTTATGATTTGTTTTAAGCGTAATTCTCATTTATAAATTTGCCCAATATGATTTGCCTTCAAACTTTAGACCAAACTCTTTTGCTTTTTTTAATATAGTAAATTTGCTTTTACCTGTAGATAAAGCAACATCATTTACTGATTTGCCTTTGTCAATATATGCTTTAAGTATTTGCCTTTCAAGTTTCATAGATTTTTATAATAACTTATTAACTCATCAAGATAAAATTTGCCTTTCTCTAAATCTTGTATGTTTTGATCTTTGTATTTATGTCTATGTAAATACTTTATTACATTGCCTTCAAGATACGAAGGGAAATTTGCACCTAACTGTTGCCTTATGTAATCCAAACATTCAACTTTGCCTTTATTGTAATGTGGCGGTTTATTTACCATGTCTGCCATTTTTTAACCTCCTAGTTAATTCACGTTTACATTTGATTCTTAATTTTGCATTTGCCCTTTCACTTTTCACTATCTCCACTAACTCTTTGTAAGATGTGTTCTTTATATAATAGTGTTCTGTTGTGTATTTGCCTGTCTTTCTGTCGTAACTTTTTACGCTTGGTTTTAGTTTTGTTGGCATCTTTAAATATTTTATCCCAATTTTCGTCTATTTTATTTTTGTTTTCAGGTCTACGCTTACTACCTTTGCCTGTCATAATTAACCTTTTCAAAATTTGCATAAGGCAGAGAGCTTGTAAGAGTTTCTTTAATTTGGATTATGTCATCAGGTATCATTCTAAACAATTCTTGCATACTAAAAAAGACAACATCTTTCTCTTTTTTATGTGCATTTATCATATTTGCCTTTTCATAATCATAGTCACACACTAAAGCATATTTGCCTTTGTCATAATCATAACACCTAATTTGCGGCTCAAGCTCATAATAGCCATTTGCCTTAATGCAATCTTCTAAGGAATCATAAGCACGATATATCATATCTAACATTTGCATTTGCCTTTTTCTTTGATCTTCTACTAAAGATTTCTTAAATAACATTTTTGCCTTTTCAAATTTTATTTCCATATCTACACCAACAATTTTATAGATACGTTTCATACAACCATATTTGCATATAAAATTTGCTTCAAACCTTCTAAGCTCTCTTAATTCTTTATTTAATTCTTTACACAGTTTCATACAAAATTTGACATAAAAGTGTGTGTAGTGTGTAGTCCTTACGGACTACTACACACTCACTACACTAATATAATGTGTGGTGCACACACACTACACTTTCTACACACTTTTTACGCACACTTTTTTTATCCATCATAAGGGTTAAAATTAATTAGTCTATAACCAAAAGAAAGATCAACACCCTCAACATCTTTAACGTGTTCTACAACACCATTTGCTCTAAGTCTATCAAGAGACCTATTGATCTTATCTCTACTGATCTCTTTACCTGAAACATTAAAATTTGCATGATGTAAAAATGATCTTGCAGTAAACCATTTATCTCTTGGTTCTTCTTCATCTAAAGCCAATGAATACATTAAACTAGCTATCTTCTTATCTGTAGCTTGTAAAATAGCTTCATTAACATTTTCTTCATCTTCTTGCTCCTCGTCATCATCAACCTCTATCAATAAGCCAGAAGTCATCTCAAGTCCAGCACCAATAAGATTTTCTTCGTGAAACTTAAATCTTTTCTTTGTCATACCCATACCATCTTTATTCTTAGTCTGCTCAAAATTGACATACATAATGCCTTCATCATCCTTTCTTTTAACTTTAAACTCTCCATCTATACTTGCATCAAGCACAGAAGAACCTCTAGCTCTGTTGAGATTACCTCTACCTGTGTGATGTACTAGCAAAACAGCACATTGGTAATCATGTATTAGCTGATCTGCCGCTTTTACAAACTTATTTACTTCTTGAGCTGAGTTCTCATCGCCAGAAAATGATCTTTGAAACGTATCAAATATAATCAAACCAATATCTCCAGACTGGTCTTTTATAAGATTTATCTCATCTTCAAGCTTTTTATACTCATCTTCTTCATTTATTCTTGCACCTCTGTTAGATAAAAACAGTTGTGCGTCTTGTAATTTAGTATTTGCCTTCTTTTCTTCAGGAGTGAAAAACAGCTTATGACCATAGCTACTTTGATGGAAAGCTAAAAGTCTTTTACGCATACCTGAAAGACCTTCTCCTGCTAAATAAATAACATTTGACCTATTTGCCTTACACCCATAAAACTCTGTTCCAGAAGCAACAGCACACGCCATAGCTATAGCTATAAAGGATTTACCTGATTTTGGTTCACCAAATACAGTAATAAGTTTTTCTTGTTCAAAGCAACCTTCTATCAACCATTTAGGATTTTCTACGTTTAATATTGCTTCTTTGACTGTTTGAAATCTTAATGAACCTCTTGGTATTTTTTGCTCTTGCTTATTGATAAAAAGCTCAAGTTCTTCAGGTGTCTTAAAATAATTGCTTTCAAGTGCATCGTAAAGATCATCCTTGTCAGCAAAATCTTTTGGCGGCTCAACTACCTTAACTTTACATTTTTGCCTTCTAAGATGATCTGATAGATCATTTGCACATTTCTTGCCAGCTTCATCATTGTCAGGAAAAATAATAACCTCTCTACCCTCTATTGGACTCCAGTCGGCTTTTTGCCATGCATTTACGCCACCATGCCAAGTCACAGAGTCGCCTTGCCAAATCTTCTCAGCAGCAACTGTAGCCTTCTCTCCCTCATTTATTAGTATAGGCTTGTCTGGGTATTGGTTTTGAAAATAAATTGGCAGTAAGCCGTCTGGTCGCTTCATACGCCAATTACCATCATCAAGCTTGGTAAATGGTGCGTATTTTTGCTTTATCCAATGCTCTTGTGGAAAACGCATAACTACAAAGTCTAGAGAATATCGCAATGATATTATGGCTTCACTTTGTAGTTTGTGCATTTCTGCGTTAGAAATTGACTTAGCACCACTTTTAGTAGGAGGTTTTATACATAAAGGGGGTGGTGCTAAGTCATAACCGCATAGGTTGAGTATATCGCTTACTTCCCTATTTTCCCTCTTAATTAAATCTACTATACCACCACCATCGTCATTTTCAAAATCAAACCAAGTGGCACTAGCTATATTAACTACTAGCGAACCTTTGTTGCCGTAACGCCATTCGTCACCTTTTTTGACCTTTGGCTCGCCTAGTAGTTCTAAGACAACTTGTGGTGCGATTTGCACCCAATCAATATTAGAAGGGTAAGTCGTCATCTGTTAGCCCATCTACTGTACCTTGTTGTGTTTGTTCACCAACATCAACATTTTCCGCCCATTCAGGTATTACAAACTCAGTTTTTCTTGGCTTAAAACCAACAAAATCAAAGTTTATCTCAGCAGTTTTACCTAAACCAACCTGTATTGATTTTGCATCAACATATTTAAAGGTTGGCAAGTTTGGCTCTTTGCCATCTTTTTCATGCCAAAAAGCAGCTAACATTTTATTAAACGCAGAAGTTTCACAATAGCTAAATCTTTGCCATAGTAAAGGTCTATCTGTGCCATCCGTATAAAGCCATGTAGACATAGCTCTTTTATAGGTTTCATCAGGTCTAACCCCAACTACGCCAAAGTTATCATCCCACACAAAATCAAAGCCAGATGTAGGGTTATAAGCACCCCAACCAGACTGAAATGTTTTAGGATCAAGTTGCAGGTACTCGAATTTAACATTCTCATCACCTACATAGAATTTAAGCTCTCCAGCTCTAAATGAAAGAAATGATGTAGTAGAGTCACTACTACCCATCCCACCTAGTATATCAACCATAATACTCTCCTATTGGTTAATGTATAGATAATTTACCTATACTATCTAAATACTCAACTTCAAGTCTAAGATAGTTCCTTTCCTTGAAGTCACTAAAAGTCTCGTCATTAGCTATACCTAACAATGACAAGACCACATTGACCTGTTCAAATTGAACACGACAAAAATCGTTAAAATCATCTTCATAAATTATATTCACTAGCATATCGTAATACTTTTTCACGATCTTTGCATAGGCTCTCTAAAGTGCTTAGATATACAGCTTGATTATTGCCTTTATCTCTGCCAGTTAATAAATAAATGGGTACAAGTGTTTGTATAGGTCGCCTATCATATTTAAAAATTAAGATAGGTATGTATCTATCTTTTGCTGCTATACATACTTGTGTCCACCATTCCTGTTTATATACAGACTTTTCTGTTCCAGCATATCTTTTACACTCTATAGCAAAGTTATCCCAGTAAATGTCTGCCTGTCCTTTATATTGTGTTTGATCTAAATTTCTTTTAACTCTATCTGCTGACCCTGTAGACTCTAAATAATGATTTATTGCAGACACTATTTGCCTTTCAAAGTTATGACCCTTTGCTCTGCTATTCACCATCTTTATAATCCAAATAAAAAATATAAGCTACACTTATAATCATGCAAATAGTCGTTGTTAAAAATATACAATTACTTGTTATCATCCATCATCCTTTCTTCTTGTTTTTTTAAAGATTTTTCTATGTATCTATCTATTTTATGTGCAATATAATCTATGAGCCTAGCCCACATATTCTACCAAAGTCTTTTTACGCTTATCATCAAACTCTATAACTCTTTTACCTGAGTCGTAGCCTATCGTAGTACGCCCTTCTTTACCCTCAATAAATATAACTTTTTCTTCAGACACTATCCTTACCATGTGAAATTATGCCTAGCTTAATTAACATCTCTGTTGCTCTACCAATATCAGTTCTATTAGTAGCAGCAAAAATATTAATCTCAGTATGCATATCTTCTGATACCCACAATGCTTTTTTTGTTGCTTTTTTATCATCCATTTTATTTACTCTCCGTTTAAAATATTATTATGTAATTGGTTTATAATCAAGTAAGGGCAAAAAGGTAATACTCTCCAAAACCAATACTCTCATTACTTATTTGCCCTCTTAACTGTTATCGTTTTTCTTCTAATACTATAAGCATCACTAGCAGGTATAACTCTCTCTGGTTTAGCTTTATAGTTAATCATTCCCCAAGAAACGACATAATCCTCATTGACTCCTTTACTGGCATTACCCATATCGCCCATGATTTGTGATTGGTGGTAATCCACTTGTCCTTCTAAATCCCTAATCTTTTGCTTCAAGTCTAAATATTGATCAATATGAAAGTTATCTTTGATTTCTACTACAGATTCTTGGTCTGCTTCTTGATTCATAACATAAGCATCTCTACTCACTTGTGGCGTAAAATAATCTTTCTCTTTTATCCTACGATCAAAGTCTATAACTTTTTCTGCTAATTGTTCTTCAAACTCATAATCCCTTCTATACACAAAAACTCGCAAGTCTGTTGATTCAAACAAAATTATAAGTACACCAAAATCACATTGAGTTGTCGACATAGCAGCTTTTAACTGCATTACGCCCAACCAATTAGGCGGTGTATCTGTTGCTCTTATGGAGGTGCATTTAACTTCTATTGGACATTTGCCATTAACGACAATCTTAGTGCCATTTGGGATATAGATACCCAAGTCAGAATTATTTTTGATAACCAGCTTATTAGCTTCCGCCATACCATCTAATGAACCTTCTAATGGCAAAAGTGGATGTTCAACTTTTTCTGTGATCTCTGCATCAAGATTTACTAAACCAAGCCTTCGACAACCTTCTGTCATAACTACATTCTCTAATACAGAGCCAGTAAGTTGTCGATTGGTTTGTGGAGTTCTTATATTCTCACCCTCACTTGCTCTAATACAGTTATGTAAAGCTTCTTGTTTAGTTTGAAAGTGACCCTCATCAAATATGCAAGCCACTAAAGAATGAGACACCCTATCATCCCTAGTTATTTTAGATATGACTTTTTCGTATGCACTCATGTAATGCTGTGTAGTTTTACAGATCGAATATAGCTACGCTTACCTTTTGCCAGTTCACGCAACATTCTAATCTTAGCTTCATCATAGTCGCTGTATCTAGCAACCATTGTAAAGTCTGATCTTAGAGCATTTTTCTTAGGCTCTTGCATAATCCAATAGTTGAATTTAGTTTGCATGTTTACCTCCTTACATCTAAACATATTTACATTATGCATAGATATATAAATATGTCAATACTTATTTAAACAAAGGATTTAGGACTGGTATCTGATTTAGTTGATTTAGACATTCTTGAAAGGAGTCAAGCTCCATAGTGTCAGTTATATTATTATTTTGAAAGGTGTAGTAATTTTGTGTAGAAGTATTTGCTTTGAAAAAGATACGCTTATGTTGTTTACCAAAAAACACAAAAGCTAAAATATCTACATGATAGTTTTTGTAGACACTAGACATACTTCTTGATGGCTCTGCGGCAAAAACATATTTGCCTTCCTTAGTTTCTCTTCTGCTTTTGACCTGAACTGTGTATTTTGCGTTTGATAGCTCACACATAATATCTGCTTTGTGCTTGTCTTGTGTAGGATAAACAAAGTCGCAATACTGAATAAGAAATGCTTGCACTAACAATTCTCCTAACGCACCTAATCTTGAATTATTTTGATGATCTTCGCTTGACTTTTTCATGCCTCAAGCTCATAGGTGGCAATTAGACTTGATGCCACTCCTTGCCTTCAAACAGCAAAGCTTCGGCTTCTCTTCTTCTAACTAAGCCCTCTAAAACCTTACCATTTGCCTTATTCCATCTACGCATTTGATGTGGCACATCTTCCCAGTCTTGAGCATTTACTCTTTTTAAAAGCGTTGACGAGTTTAGATTTGCACCGCCTAGATTGAATGTCCAAGATACGATTGAATCATATTGATTTTGTTCTAATAGCACATTGACAGCTTTGGTGACTGCCTTCTCATAAACAGCTACATCTTTTAACAGCAGTTGTTCTGCTTCTTCTTGGGTTATCGTATCGCCTTCTTTTACGCCTTTGGTAGAACCATAGCCAATAGTCCAAACACCAGCAGCACATTTGTAAGCTTCAAGTTTACAACCCTCAAACAATTTTATAAGGGATAAACCTTCTGTAGAAATAATGATATTACTCTCCTTTGTCGCTAGTATGCGAGGCACCAAAGTAAAAAGATATGATTGCACTAGCTAGTCCACCAAGATAGCCAAGCACTAAGTTTATCAAAGCTTCGCTATTTTGTTCTGGTGGTTGCAGCGTTACTAAAAATATATAACCTAGGAAACCGCCAATAGTGCATAAGCCAATAATTCTTGCAGTCCAATCCTTGCTGAACATACCTCTAGCGTGCTGTTTGTCTTGAGTTTCAAGTTTAAAGATATCAACATCTAACTCTTTCATTTGCGTCTCAAACTCTTGCTCTGCTTTTTTAAGCTCTAGCATTTGTTCTGGCGTTGCACTTTGCAAAGCTTGTTGGATAGATTTTTGATCGTTAGATACGCCAAGCACTTGTGCTATCTTACCCATAGCCATACCGCCTAAAGGCGTGCCAAGTGCTGATCCGATTGTCGGTGCTACAGCTCCAACTATGTTTTTAAGTATTGCTTTCATAACACCACCGCAGTTAAAACCGCTATTGATAAAGCACCAACAAAGCCAAAGACACCAAAGGTTGCCATTTTCATAGTGTTATTGATAGATGCTATCTCTTGTTTAATTTCTTTGAATTCATTGAAAGCTGTTTTCCATCTTTCAGCATTTTCTTTTTTAGATACAGCTAAATCTTTGGCTACATCTTGAACTGTTAATCTTTTAGCTTTCATAAGTATATATAGATAATTTTTGCTTTTTACCTTTTACTTTAATTGGTTCTAATGATTTTAACCTAAATTTTGACCTTTTTTTAGTATTTTGTCCAATAATTATATCAACACCAACTTCTTTAGTAGCACTTTCAAGCCTAGCTGCTGTATTAACAGCGTCACCAATAGCAGTATAATCAAAGCGTGTATCACTTCCCATATTACCTATTATCGATTCTCCTGAGTTTATGCCTATACCTATCTCTATGCCTAGATCGGCTTGCACCATATCTTCCTGTATTTTCAATGCTGCTGCTATGGCTTTATTCTCATGTTCAGGCAAATCTATAGGTGAGTTAAATATAGCCATCATTGCATCACCAATATATTTATCAACCATGCCGCCAAACTCTTTGACTGCATTTGCTTGAATAGTAAGAGCTTTGTTCATAATCTTTGTGACTTCTTCAGGTTCAAGTCTTTCAGATAGAGAGGTAAAACCACGCACATCGGTAAATAAAAAAGTACAATACTTTCTCTCACCACCTAGTTTCAAAAGCTCAGGATTCTCTTGTAATTGTTTGACTTGTCTTGGATCAAGGTAATGTTCGAACTGTTTTTTAATTTGCTGTCTTAGTTTGTATTGTTCTCTAAAGCGTAAGTAGAAAGCTATTGTGCTAGTTATAAATTGTGATATTAAAGTCCAAGAAACATCAACTAGTAAGCCTTTTTGGATCATCGCATATCCACCAGAAGCCACACAAAGCATTAGAAAAGTTCCTATACCTAAACCCCAAGTCACCCCAAAAGAAGTCAATACAAGCCATGAGAGAGCCACAAAAAACGCAAATATGGCTATTTCGAAGCCAAAACTCCAGTCTGGGACACTTGGAGAGTCAGGTATTAAAATTGATTCAGCTAAAGCAGTTTGTATCTTATGTGGTTCTAGTAAACCAACTGGAGTAGCTAACTGTGGCATGATACCACTAGCTGTAAAACCAACAAAGACATATTTGCCCTTAACGTCCATTTCTTCAAGTGTTGTTTGTTTTGTGTCAACCCAACTTATCCATTTACGCCCAAGACTATCTGTTTTTACTGGTGCAATACCTTGAACTGTAATCTCTTCAATACCAAGATCATTGGTCTTAATAATATAAGTATTGCTACTTGCTAAGACTTTCATTACCTCAGTTCCATACGCAGAAACAAATCCATCAGGAGTTTGTAGCATTAGAGGTATTCTTCTTACAAGATTGTCTAGCTCAGTAGGTGCGATTGCTATACCTTGATTGGAGCAGTCTTTTAGTATATCTATATTTTGAACTACACCTGTTGATTGTATGCCTGCAATATTATTGTTGCCGAGTATGACAGTTCCAGAGGTTGTTGGATAATTTGCACTTGCATCCTCAAACATAGCAAGCACAGAACCACCATAACAAAGAGCTTCTGCAAATGCTTCATCACCACCTAACCTATCAGGTTGTGGGAAAGCTAACACCCAACCAACACCTAAAGCTCCCTTTTGTAAAAGCTCTATGTGTATTTCGGCAAGCCTTTGTCTTGGTAAAGGGTAGCCACCTTCTCTTGCTACATCCTCCTCTGTAATATTTAGGATTGTAAAGAACCCAGACTGATCATATTCTTTTACTAAAGCATCAAAAGTTCTAAGCTTTATTACTTCTACAAAATTTGCCTTAAATACTAGCGGTGCAAGTAGTATTGGCAAAATTATAAATATAAGTTTTTTCACTTAGTTCTCTTGTTTTATTCTTATAATACTATCACTACCACCATTAATCTTAATAGTTCTTGAAACACCATCCTGAATAATAATTACTGTATAGCTATCATCTGAATTTATATCTACTCTTGCTGTATTGTTTACGCTTCGTAATATTGTTAGCTTCTCCCCTGTAAGGAAAGTTGTGATTTGAGTATCTAAGTCTTGACCAAAGGTTGTGCCTGATAAAGCAACAGAAGTAACGTCTGCTTGCAGTTGGTCTTGTTCTTCTTGTATCTCTAATTCATCTAAAATATCAAGTAAATCTTCTAAAAAATTTACGTCAAGATAATTTATATCTAGCTCAGTAAACTCTAACTCACTTTCAGCATCTAAGAAATCTTCATCAAGGTAGTCAACATCAAGATCATTGAAATCAAGAATACTATCTGATCTAACTATCACCTCTTCTTGCTCTACCACCTTCTCCTCTGGCGGTGAGACAATAAGCATATTGTCAATAAGATCAAGAGATAAATCTAAAATTACTGGTTTACTTGGCAAGTTCTCAAATACAGAAACAGTTGTAGCTTCAAAAGGTTTATTAAGTATGACACTTCCCATTGCTGTAATAACTTCTATTTCACCGCTTGAAAGACCATATTGATCTGGTAAAAGAATAATTAAGCTTTCTCCAAGCTCATTAACTGTAGCTGTAAAATCTGTGCCACGAATAGCTATATTTGCTGTTGGAGTTTTTAGAGATATGTTTTGTTTATTGAGTCTATCTATATTGCCAGAAATAAATCTGGTTGTGCCAAGAGCAAAGGTAAGAGCCATCTTTGACTTTGCAGGGTTTGGATCATAAATATATTCATTAATTAATAACTCACTATGTTCTGTTAGCTTTACAACAGACTCATCAAGAAAAGTAATAGCCATTCTGCCATTAGACGTTATGGCTTCATCGTTGCTTTGAATAGCAAAATCTACAAAAGCATCTAAGGGTTGATCCCTTACTATCTTTGCATTACCTCTTAGCTCAGAGACATCTCCAATATTAGCATACTGTGCTTGTGCCTTGATCGTCTTGGACGATACAGATACTACTATTAGAAGTGTTAGTAATAAGTTTGAAATAATCCCTTGCAAGTGTAGACGATTGAGTAATATCAATATCATTTGAACTCCCATCTAAATCTAAATAAAAATAGCCAGAGTCAGCAGATGAAGTACCACCATACCCACTACCTGAAAAATCTATTTGGTTAGAATTACCATAAATATCAACATAAGATGTTGCATTTGCATAATCAATCGCAAAAGTAAGTTTATTGCTATCGCCTAAAATAATCCAGTCAAGATCAAGATATGATGCGTCATCATCTTCAGCTATTGCTAAATCAAACTCATTACTTGAACCTGTAACATCAATATTCAAATCTACATAATCAGCACTAATTAAACCTGTGCTATTCATTAAAATATCAAATATGTTGCTATCTCCATTCCATTCAAAATATCCAGTAAAGTTATCACCATCAATAGCATCTGATCTAAATATGTTTGAAGTACCTATCTGATTTATGTCAAGTGTCATTGACACCCCATCTAAATCTAAAGCAGTCATATTACCAGAGCTAGCATCTGTGCCGCCTATTAAGTTAGATGATCCAAGTTGTTCAAGATCAATACTCGCTGAATTACCAGACTGATCTACATATATCTCATTATCTGCTGCAACAGACAATGATAAAAATAAAATTATGTTAAATAATTTATTCATATTTCCAATATCCCCTCTCATAACCTATTGTTATGAGTTGTAATATCGCACCCTCTATAGCTTTCATCAAAGCTAGTGTGGTGCTTTCATTTGAAGCAGAGCCTATCTCTACCTCTACAAGTTCAGTCGCCATTTCATAAAATCTAAATAAATCTTGCGACTGACCATAACTGTAAATTGTTTTTTGTGACATAACTTCAATCAGTATCTCACCTGTTGCTACTGAAACCATACGCAAACTTACAGTCACGGAATCTTCTCTATATTGCATACTAGAGCCAATACCTAAATATCTAGCTCCAATACCTCCAGTAGCCAAATTAGTATCATAACTTACTACAGCACCCTCTAGCAATACACCAGCAAAAAGTAAAGGCGACAAAATATTAATATCGTCTAACTGTTCTCTCGTTGATCTAATAAGCTGTCTTTCTTTACTTAGATTATCTAAACCTATTCTTTCTACTACACGAAAAAAATTGCCGTTAGATGCGTGTTTTAAAGAACGCAAGAGTATAGTATGTGGTGCTTGAGTGATAGCAGAAGAAAACATAGCAAACTCACTATTGCTTTTTCTTTGCCCTGTTTGATCTAGGAATGATGAAGGATAAACAGCTACTACTGGTTTGATTATTGGTGCTTGAACATTCAACAGTTCTTGTGACTGAAGATCAAATATTGAGTATTTATCAAGTCCTTTGCTTTCAAATCTTTCAGGTCGTGTTTCTTTGACTACATCAAAGACTGCACAACTAGAAAGAGAAATCGCCAAGAGGAAGTTCAATAACTGTTGTTGTGCCATCATTAGTATTAAATATTGTGAGTTTTATCATGCCATCGACTATTTCATAAGATATTATATTGCCTTCAAGCTCAAAGCTTCCTTCTGTTGATTGATCTTCACCAAACATTGCTTCTACTATTTGCCTTGATATTTGTGCATAGATACGGCTTTCCAAATTGCGAATAAATCTTGCTAGTGTAGTATTTTCTGCATCTCTCTCTAATTGTTCTTGCAAAGCTTTTATTTCTTCTTTGATTGTCATTTTTCTCATGTGTTCTTGGTTTTCAATAGTGAGATAATGTGAGCTTGTGTTGACACCTGAGAATGAAGGTGACTTAAACTTGAAGGTTATTTGATCTGCTTGTAAGTTTATGCAAGCAATACCTAAAAATAATATAGTCGCCCATATCACAACTATTTTATAATGCAGTGGTAATTTAGTCTTTTCTTTGGTCATCTCTTTCCGCCTTTGCTATTTTTTCTATATCAATTAAATTAGGCACTCCGAGCAAAGTCTTTAGCAATACATCTTGTCTGATACTTTGGTTATCCATTGCTCTTACCCTATCTATTAAGCTTACAATAATCCCATATTGGCTATCAAGTTTGGTTGATACTCTCTCCTCCATTGTATCTAAAGAAGTTTGCACCTTATCATCTAACGTATCTAACTTAGTTTCCATACCATCAATAATTCTGTTAATAAGTTTCCAAACAAATATACCAAGACCTAAAGCTGCTGCTATTGGAAAGCCTAGCTCTGTAATGACTGATACTGCTGACTCCATTAGTTGCCTTCAAGAGCTTCTACCCTTGCAGTCAAAGCATCTATTTTGTCATCGGCTTCCTGTAATGCCTTGACAAGAATTGGCACTAGAACAGAATATTTTACTGACTTTACACCTTCATCATCGGTCTTAACTAGGTTAGGAAATATAGCTTCTAGCTCTTGAGCTATGACACCTATCTGTTTGTGATCGCTACCAATAAAATTAAAGTTTCTTATTTGTACTTGATTTATGTCTGCAAGCTTATCTGTAGCATTTACTATATTTTCTTTTAATGTTTGATCTGAAATAGCACCATAAGAGTTGTTAGTGTTTTGTGCGTCACCATCGCCTTTGATTCTAAACTCTCCTGCATTACCAAACATTTGAGCAACATTACCGCTACCACCAACATCTATTGCTGATTTGAACCTGCCGTTTTGTGGGTTTAACAAAATACCAAAAGCACTTGAGCTTATGGTGGTGCTAGTAGTTCCTATTAAAATTCCGTTGTTTTGTATTCTTGCTCTCTCTGTACCATTTGTTTGAAATATAGTTACGCCTGCTGGATCAATAGTAATATCATTTGTAGCGTTGTTATTAATCTCATTTAAGGCAACAGATCCCAAAGCAGTAAGATCATTATTCATTGATATTGTTACAGTTCCTGTTGTCCCTGACTTGCTTAAATTACCAGAAGCATTAATCCCTGTTACTGTATTGTTTGTATATACAGCAGCAGCTACATCGGCAGATTGGACTGGCTCATCAGTTATAGAAAATGTTGCTGTTGCTGCAACTGACTCTCCTCTAACTGCATTTATGGATGAAACACTAGCAACATAGTTATCGCCTTTAGGCAAGAAGCCTAAATTCATAAATGCTTGTCTAGTATTTTCATCTAGTAATACCTCACCAGCAGCGTTAACAACATTAACATTAAATGCTTTTGCAGGATAAGTTGATGCGTCAGTCCAAGATAGTCTGGCTCTATCTATAGGATTAGTTGCATCCGTTGAATTTTTAAAAGTAAGACCTGTTGGTGTGACTGCTTCTAAGCCTGTTGGCAAGTCTGGTAAAGCTCCAACATTTTCAAGAGTTGGAATATCCCAAGAATATATATCTAAATACTCCAGCATCTGAATAGATACTAAGCCATTTTCTAATAGGTCAATAGCTTCTACTCTATAGACAGCACTTGATAAATTGTAAGGCGAATAAGTTATATCAACTATATCGCCAGCAGTAATGTTAAGTAATCTTGGAGTGCCAATAAAAGCAACAGTTTTTTGACTTCTACTTCTTAATACAGCAGCTCTAGCCATATTATGAGCATTGTAGGAATTTATTATAAATGGCAGCTCAATGACACTTTCTAAGACTTCACCGCCATCATCATTAGCAAAAGTTACACTATTATTATTATGAAATACAGTTTTAGTATCAGCTTCAAATTTCTTTTGTGCATTAAAAAATTTTGCAACAGCTTTATTGAGCTTATTTGCTTTATCTTCATATTTAATTTTTATACCACTATCAATAATATGATCTTCTGTAATACTAAAACTTGAAGATCCTGTATCTTCTACTAACACACTATATTTGCCATCAACATAGTTCAGAAAACCACGCATATTTCCTAATAAATCTCTAGCATTATCTAAAACAGTCTCATTCGTGTCTACAATTCCATCGCACATAAATCTTCTTGTTTGTGTAAGCACTTCACCTGTTTCATCTTCATACATAAACTTACCGATAGCACTAGCACCGCCATTACCTGTATCAGAGCTATTTGCTTTAACTTCTGTAAGATCAAGATTAGTTGCTTCAAAAGTAAATGTATTTGCATCCGCCGCAGAGGTAATTGTATAAAGTTTATTTAAGATTGTTGCAGTTATATTGCCACCTAAAGAAACAGCTCCAGAAAATAAAACCCTATCATCCTGACTTGCTCCGTGTGAGCTACAAGTTACAGTAATTGTTGCATCATCGTTAGTCGCTGCAAAAGAAACGCTTTTGCTTATTTTTTCTGGCGGCGTTTCCCCAATATTTATTCTGTATTGTGTATCTTCTGTATGCGGTTTAAATCTTTGAACATCAATAACTGGCTTTTGATTTATTATTACAGAGCCGCCACTATCTTTGACGCTGATAAGCTCTCCACCTTTAACTTTTTTCCAAGTGGCTTCATCAACACTTATAAAGTTATCTGAAGATATAGCAGATTTAATTGTAGCTGAAGCATAAGAACCCCCGTAATCAGGGACATCAGCAACTGTATCTGCTGTATTAGCTGCGGTTTGAAATGACTGCAAATCTATTAATGATGATCCTAGTCCCTTACCATGATCTCCATGCATGTAGTCAAGAAGAGTTAAAGCTGCATTATTAGACCATTCGTAGGTAGAAGTATCTGCTATTCTATGCGAGCCAGTTCCGCCTGTAATTGATCCATCTAGTCTTGGATCATATAGCTTCCTACCTTTAACAACTACTGTCATTTCTGGGGTAGAAGTAAAAATTCCTCTTTCATCATACTGGAACGAACTTGCAATGTATGCAATACCTTTTAACTTATGGTTGCTAGTGAATTTTGCTGGTTGAGATGCAACGAGCATAGGATCGGCAGCTTGGTCATCTGCTCCATGATGAGCATTAAATACCATCCTATATATTGCTGTTGGATCAGTACCTGATCTTCCGTCATATCTTGGAGCTACACTGTGAGTACCAATTTGACTAGCAGTATTTAATGATCCTGCACCGCTAGATATTTTGTCTGATCCTGTATAAAAACCATCTCTAAAAACCTTTGTGTCTGATATAGATACGCCATTAATTTCTATAGTATCTAACTCAATAGAGTCAACCTCACCTAAACATAACCCATAGATAATAAATAATTCTTTTGAATTACCTGAATCTGTGTCCATATAAAGGAGCGTTGATCCGACTCTTCTTCTTCCGTAGATAATTGGTATTTTGCCACCTTCAGCTTGTTTAGTGGCTAATATATCCTGACCTTGATTTTTTAGTTTTTGTATAGTTCTAAAATTCTTAACACCTGTAACAACTGTAATAATGCCAACAATAATGTCAAAAGCTTTTTTCAATATTCTAGGATCAAAAGCCATTTAGCTTCCCCACCTTATATCAGTCTTTGTGACATGAGCATACTCTAAACCTTTATCATTAGTATCAATTAATCTTTGTGAGTTGTCGGTGTAGTGTCTGCCCTTTTTTAGATTCCAATTTGACCAATGATTTGAGCAAGTTACAGTTATTTTTGAGTCTGATTTGCTTTCATTGACCTCAACATTTTTTATATTGCCAGAAAAATATATAAGTGCATCAATAAAAGTCTCGCTACTGTTAAAAAAAGCTAAGTAAATATTTACTGTATTATCAATATAATTTTCATCATCAAAGACTGATATGAGTGTTGAGTTTATGTTTGAAAGCTCAATAGATGTTTCTTCTACTTTAAGTTCGCCTGTTTCTGGAGTAGTGCTTACAGATATTATTTCACCTGAAGATGTATAGGTGTTTGAGTCATAAGTAACATTTGCTTGATGATCTGTAAACCTAAAAACTGTTGAGGTATTTATCTCTAATAGAAAAGCAAAAGTATTAGTAGGATTCGCAAGTTGCGTTAATAATGATGAGCTTAATGATCTCGCCATTACTCAATGCACTCACGCAAAGTAAAATTGTAGTAGTAAAGACCACTAGCATCGGTGGTGTAACCAACATCGCCTGTTAGATATACGGAGTAAGTTGGTTTATTGAGTGTTACTGCTTCATCGTTTGCTAAATCTGCAATCAATGGTGGCTCTATATTTATAGTTACATCTGTTGATCCGCCAACAGTAGCTTCTGCGTTTGCTACGTCTGCTGTAATCATATAAACCTTATCGTGATTAGCAAATTTTATAACATCACCTCGCTTTAAAATATCACCAGAAACATTTGTATAACTAAAACCTTCAAGAAGTATCGATGAGTCTCCAGCAGTATGCGCGCCATCTACTTGTGCTGTTACATCTGGAAAGGGTGGATCGGCTTCTTTTCTTGTTCCAGCATCGCCCCTGTTGTGTATAGGATGCGTAAAACTAAATTTTTCAAAAGCTCCTTGTTGTTGTTGTAAGAAACCATAAGTATCTAAGCCATCGGCTTTGCTTAGTGCTGGCAAGCCTACCTCCAATGTCCAATATTGTGAGCCATATTTTCTTGTTACTCTTTTGCCAGATACTGACTGATTAATAAGTGATGGTCTATTGTTAATAACCTGAAATGATCTTGGTAATATTGTTGTTGGAAAAGTGCCTGACATTATACTACTCCCATTTTTCCTCTTGAATTATAAGCTTGATTTACCATGCTTACAATCATGTTTTTTCTTGTTGCTAGAAGTTCATCAAAGCCTGCTGCATCTACTGTAGATATATTAAAGTTTACAGTAGCACCCATACCTTGTCCTTGTGTGTGATCTATGACTGTTTCGTTGGGATGTAGTATTGCAGGGAAGCCACCACGTCCATCCACACCACCTGCTCTAACACCCATGCCTGTATAACCTCCGCCTTCATTTGTAGGCAAACCACCATCAAAAGGATTAAAATTATCTGTTAGCGATGATGTTAAATCAGCACCTATTTGACTTGACGCATCTCTAAAAAAAGAACCCCCTGCTTTTAAATTGTCAATAGAACTACCGAAACTAGCAAACAAGCTATCTAAAAATAGCTTTTGTATAGCAATTCTAATTAATTCATCAACAACTGCCGTTGCAAAATCTTTAAAACTAGCTTTACCAGTTTTTAGAAAGTCAAAAGTAAGCTTTGTTAAACCATCATAAGTCTTTTTAAATATGCCCTGTATCTCTTCTTGCATTGACTTAATGCTGCCAGTAAAGTCATCAAATCCTTTTTGGGCATGGGTAAAGAATCTTTCTAATTCTGTGAGTGGAGCAAAGCCAGTTCCTACATCCGATATTGCTTCTTCTGTTTTACCAAAGAAGAACTCTTTAATTCCGGGAATATCTTTTCTCTCTAATGCAGCAGAAAATTCTTCTACAATTACATCTGTTAGTCCGTCTATTTCTTTTTTTACTTCAGAGGTATCAGTTTTAATAAATTCTTTAATGCCTGTTTCCATGCCAAATAAATCAGATAATGGTTTAAGCATCCTTGCCATAAAGTTATTAAAATCAATAAATTTTTCTCTTATAAAATCAAATACATTAATAAAGAAAAGTTTTAATCTTAGTCCAAATCTTTGAAATCTAGCATTTGTCTTATCAATAAATACTGCTATTTCATCTCTAAATATATACATTGCCACTAATGCAGCCTGAAATCCCATAACTAAAAAACCTAAAGGATTTGCTGCGATTGCCATTCCCAAGCTCTTTACAGCAGCAACAGCACCTAACATAACTGGTATAAATATTGCATCAATATTTCTTGCAAAGAATGATATAACTTCAGCTAATCCAGAAAATCCTTGTGTTGATTTCTGTATATCACCTATCATAAATTGAAAATTGTTTCTTAAAGCCACACCTGCTTGTCCAAGTGTTAAAGGCATTTCTTTAATTAATTCATTTGTTTCTTCAACACCTGCGATTAATATAGGCATTACAACTTCTGCTGTAAGCTTTCCTGCGTGACCAAAGGTTCTTAGTTGTCCAGCAGTCATGTCAAGACCATCAGCTAACATTTTTGTTAGGATAATATTGTTCTCCATTACTGATCTAAGCTCATCACCTCTCAATGCACCTGAAGCTAAACCCTGTGCTAACTGTCTAGCTGAGTTATTTGCTTCTTGAACATGAGAACCTGCAATAACAAAGGTGTTGGCTACCATTTGTGTAGCATCGGCAACATCTCTTGATGTTGCTCCTAAATGCTCTGTAGCGATAGCAAGCCTACTATATAACATACCTATTGCTTCAAAATCAGTTCTTGAGTCAACAGCTATTCTTCTCATATTTTGCATAGCAATAGCTGTTTGTTCAGCAGAACCAGTAAAAGCCTGCATCCTATTTTCAACGCCTATCATGACGTTAGCTGCTTGAGTGATTTCAGTTATACTAAAAGCTGCTATCAAAGCATTTCTTAATTCTCCAACAACACTATTTACACCACCAATATCTTTTTTAAATTTATTAAGAGATGCAGCAGCTTTGTTGTTTGCCAACAATTCTATTTTATATTTATAGCCTTTAGGTAGTGCCACTTCTTTCTTCCTTTATTTCATGATAAGCAAGCCATCCTTGAAACTCCTCTACAGTCATTCTTTCGATTTCGTATAGAGTCTTTCCTAATTTTTCAGCTAATGCATATTTTATGTATAGCTGCTCATCTTCTATTACTTTTTTTTAACTTCTTCCTGTGAAACATTGTTCATCATTTCAGTAGAAATTCTAATCAATACATCTCTATCTACCCTCTCCAATAAGGTTTTCTTATCGGCAATAGTAAATAACTTTTCACCAGTCTCATCTAATGCTTTGTAAATTAATACATAAGCTAGAAGCTGGACATCATCATCTTTTGCTAATTTCATAAATTTAGAAGTCTCTGAAAGAGTGATAGGTTTGCAGAAAATCTTTAGCGGATTATCCTCATCCTCACCCCATTCAGGGACTTCTATAATTCTTGTATCAAGACTATCAAAATGTTTTTTTGCGTTATCTATTGCTGACATGATTAGTATGCAGTAGTTGTTAAGCCGCCTGTTCCTTGAACAGAAATAGTTGACTCTACTAAACCATCATAAGAAGCTGATACAGATTTACCTGTAACAATAGCTGTACCAGTAAGTTTTACCTTTCCACTAGTCACTCCTTCTGGAGCAAAGTTAAGTGTTACAGATGCACCAACTGATAAAGCTGTTTGACCATTAGTATCAGTATCGTCATAAAGGACATCTACTGATCCGCTAAAATCATTAATCGTAGCTAAATAAGTTTTAGAGCCATTTCCCATTGAGGTATCTTCTACAGTATCCATAGTTTCATCAATACTATAACTTCTGATCTCAGCTATTGCATTACTTCCAACCTGAACAGTTCCGCCTTTGCCTAAAAATGTTGCCATAATTATTCTCCGTTTTTAGTTTTAGAAGAAGATTTAAGTTTATCTTTCGATGGGGTTGCTTCTTCCTTCCAACCCTTACTCTTTAAATGCTCAACACTATTAGGGTGAGCATCTATAGTAGTTTTTCCATTTGGACTAATTAATTTCATAATTTTCCTCGTTAAACTGCCACATCAGGATTGGTTTCCTTGACATGATAAGTTGTTAAAAATGTCAAAGTAGCATAGCCAACTGGACTTTCACCATCTGCATTAAACTCTATATCTGTTGACTCAATATAAATATCTTTTGCCAAATTGTTTAGAGTTGTATCAGCAGCTATAGCTTCTTCAACTTCCTTACATATTGTATCAATAGTATCATCAAAATTGGAATTTGCTTTTGCATAACATTCTACTGCTATTGAAAGCTCTCTTTGCATTACTCTATCTGTATGCATAACCAATGGCTCTGACTCTTCTGTTTTAGTATAAATTAACAATGCAGGTAATTCAGAATCCTGTAAAGCATAAACTCTACTTTCAAATACTCTTGTAGCTGTAGTGGTAAGTCCTGTTAAAACAGTTCCTACTCTCTCACGAATTTGCTGCCTGACATGATTTGCCATTATTGTTCCTCTAAGATAAGTTGAGTTATACCTGTATTGTCTGGTTGCACATTTACAACTTTATAGGTAGCACCTGCTTTTATTGTTGTGCCATCTAAGTTTTTATATGCAGGTGCGACTATAGTATCTCCATGAGCTGCACTTGAAACATCTGTAGTTTTGCAAAATGCTATTGGTTGAAAACCCTCTACATCTACAGTACCTACATCAATTCCAAAGTATTCTTGCTCTAATATGATTTTGATAGAAGCTCCTGAGCCGCCTTGAGGAGTATAGGTCACAGTCATTCCATGACCAAAATCTGCATCTAGGTAGCCATCGAAATCTCTATCAAACTCTATTGCCATTATTTTTTAGTTCTTTTTTTTGGTTTTGGAGTTTCAGATTTTTCTAATCCAACGCTTCTGTTGGTTTCTTTTTTTGGCTTGCTTTTGTATTCTTCAGCTTTACCATAACCGATAAGTTGTCTACCTAAGTCTATATCAATATCAACAACATCTCCTGCTGACACTCTATCACCTTTAACAACAGTATCTCTTAAAATCAAATATTTCATACTTTCTCCTTTTTTAAGATGGGTGGCGGTTAAGCCACCCATATTACTAGTTTTTAAAACCACTTATTATGAAGCAGCACAGAAACTTACAGCATGACGCACATTTGTATCCATAGATTGAAGTGCAACCACTCTGACTGTTCCTGAAGTTGAATTACTATAAGGGTCTACAACTATATCTAAACCCCCAAAAAATCCAACAAGCAGATCACTAAAGTTACCAAATACATAGTTGTTTGCAGTTAATTGTGGTGAAACAACAGCTTTATAACCATTGATTTCATCATTAACAGCAACAAACTGAGCAGTATTTGTAGCTTTTTCAGTAGTTTTTAATGTGCCATAGTTAGTTGGATGAACTATGTAAGCTAAGTCGCCTAATAGTGCATTGTCAACTCTAACAGCAGTTTCCATTGAAACCATCTCAGCAAAAGTAGGAGCAGCAGCACTTGAAAGTGATACTGTATTTATTCCTGAAGTGTTAGTAATACCTGTTGGATTACCTGAACTTCCAGAACCTTCTAATGCAGCGTCATCAATAGCAATAGCCATTGACTTAGCTAGATCATCTCTAATTAAGTTTTCAACATCAAGTGAAGATTGAATCATAAGTTGTCTCGTTACATCTGTAAATGCTCCACAAGTTTTTGGAGACATTGTCACAGAACCGATAACCATTTCTGACTCACCAGCAGCTCCGCCTTCAGAACTAATGAAAGCAGCAGTAGCAGCACTTGATTTTCTTGGTATCTTCACATCACCAGATAAGCCATTTAGCGTAGTAGCTAGTGGCAATACTGCTGAGTTGTTCCTTAAAGAGTCAATGAATGATCCAGCTCTAAAATCTTGACCAATAAGACCTGCGTCATCTGAAGCATTTAAGTCTCTTTGTGACCAACTTCTTAGAATATCATCTGGAAGCATAACACCTTGAGCAGATTTACCATGTGCTCTTTGTGCTGCTTCAGAACATTCAAATTCAAACTTAGCTTCTTCTTGTGCTCTCCTATCAGTAGGATTAGCCATAGCATTAATTGCTTTTAGAACGCTAAATCTTTTTGTTTCTTTTTCTGTAAGACCAATATCTTTTGGAGTTTCTAAAGGAGTATCGTTAGATATGTTATCTAATAATACGCTTCTAAATTCTTCAACAGATTTGCCTTCAGAAATAGCTTGATGTGCTAAATCTCTTTTATTGTGAGTAACAGCTAAATCAATAATCTCTTTCGAGTTTCTTGCAAATTCTTTTTTAGCAGCTTCAGCACTTTCTGATCTAACTTCATCAAGATTAATTTCTTTTTTCTCGTTATCCATTATTTGTACCCTTGCTTTTTCAGCAATTTGTTTAGAACGACCAACTCCAACTAGCCTTGATTGATCCGCAGGTACGCTCACACTACTAATTTCAAGTGGCGTAAAGCTTGCTCTGTAATAAGGCTCATCTTTGTCTTTCATTCTGGTTAATTTATCAACTCGATACCCTACGCTTATATTCATTCGTATGCCATCGAGTACATCTCTAAAAACTTCTTCAGCTAAGTCAGATCGTCCAAATCTTACTACTGCTATTGTCCTCTTAGCAGTCTGATCAAGTTTAAATTCTTCTACAACACCAATTACCTGATCCATTTTGTGATCCAGTAAAAGTGGTGCTCGTCCAGATTCCATAAACTCCATGTTTATCTCTTCTGGTGAATGTCCTAGAACTTCCATTCCAAAACTTCTTTCTACAGGCTCTTCACTAGAAACACCAATTCTTACACGTCTATTTTCTTCATCAACAAATTCTGATCTTGATAAATCAATAGTTCTGTAATTAACCTTTAGATCAACTACTTTCCTACCTTTTTCATCTTCATCATCATCTCCGTAATGATATGGACGTGCTTCTTCAGTCATTTCCATTTCTTCGCCTTCTTTTTCTTCATCCTCGTGATGTTTTGCAAACTCAACAACAACTTTGTCATCGGTTTCGCTAACATTGAGGATATGCCTATCTTCTTTATCTTTCATAGATTTCTCCTCTTTATTTTTGCTTGATAAAGGATGTGATGCAGGCAGCAGATCAGTATCATGCTCGCCTGACTTATATTTACCAGTCTTTAAGACTCGTAAAAAATTATTTACTCTTGCCATCGCCCATTGTTCTTTTGACGTAACATTGGGACGCACGCTTGAAGGATTAGTGTTATAAGCACCAATTCCTCTGTTGTAAACTTTTTGTAATGTTGCATAACTTGTTCTTTTCGATGCGTTGTCGCCAACCTCTTTATTATGCTCTCTTGCTTTTTCTCTTAAAGTATCTTCTGTTCCTCTTAACATCATTTCTTCCTCGTAATCTCTATCATCATCCATTTGCTCGACTAACCTTCTTGACCAAGAAAAGCCTGCATCTCCACCCCACAACGCCCAAGCTATTCTTCCGTTTGATGGGTAACCATCTTCACCTGAAGAAAAACCCTCTGCTTGTTTGTCAACTTCATGCCTAGAGAAAAAGCTAAACATTCTCTTTATTGTTTCATCGGAAAGGTTTTCATCAGCAACTATCTGTCTTGCTCTTGTTGCACCAATTCTTGTGCCACCACGACCAAACTCTTCTCGCCAGTCTAAGCCTTTTTGTGCTTCAGCTTTCATGCCTTCTGTTGGTTTAGCCATCATCATCCTCTGTTGCTCCAGTAATATTAGCTTCTACTGGTTGCTTCTGACCAAAAGGTTGATAAGCAAGTTCTATATCATATTGTTTTGCAAGCTCTATTTCTTTTTGATGCTGCTCAAATAATTCTTCAACATCTCTGCCGTAAGATGAGCTTATGTCACTATAAGTGACTGTACCATTTTGTAATCCAATAACATTTGCCTGCATCTCTTTTAATGGGTCAATCCAAGAGAATGATCTTGGAATATAAGTTATACCTCTTGAGAACTTATCATATTTAGATATTGGTAAATTCATGTAGCCAGTTATTATTGCCATTTCAAGCCAAGACTTAAATATTGGATCAACGAAATGTTCAATAACAAATTGCTGCATAAGTTGATAATTACTTCTATCCTCTAAAGCTCCTTGACGGATTGATGAGTAGTTTACACTTGTAAGATCGTTGGAAAGTGAGTGATATGAAATGTTTAGACCACTAGCAATGCTTCTTAAAACGCTTGTTGTAAATGACTCAAATGCAGAAGTAGGATGTGTTGGATCAAAGCTTTGGAAAGATGTTCCGTTAGGAAGCTGCTCAAAAACGCCAGCTTGAGCAGTCATTGTTGGATTAAAAGTATCTTCATAATCACCATCACCAACATAACCATCACCATCTGGACTAGTGAAGAAGCCCATCTTTGAAGCACCTACTCTAGCAGCTACTATTTCCGCTTCAAGATATGCGTTAAGTTGTTTAACATTTGCCATAACAGGTGCAATAAAAGATACGCCTCTTGTTTGTTCTGCTCTGTTTGGTAAGTAAGCGTGTATGATTTCATCCGCAGGAACTCTTATGTGTTCTTGCGTTGGACTATGATAAGTGTTGTCATAAGGATGATTCTTAAATAAATGATATGCTACTGGCTTGTCGTTTTTATCAACTTCAACACCCATCTTAATTGAGTTGCCATTACCTTTTGCCATTTGATTTTTTTGCTCATCTAAATGATCTGCTTCCAAAAACTGTATTTGAAAACCAAAAGGTGAGTCGGATGTTTTTACTTTTCTAATTAAAACTTCACCATCTCTTAGTAAGGTTTCAATAAATATTTTTTGGCAATCTAAGAATGATAATCTTCCATTTGTTGTGCAGTTTCCTAAATGCGTCCACTCACGCCATGCTTGCTCTATAAGCTGGTTTCCTCCAATGTCTAATGACCCATTATCATCACGACTCTTGGAGGACACTCTTACGCCTTGCTTGCCAATGACATTAGATACCATAAGATTTAAGTATCTTGAGATATATGCGTCATTCCTCGCTAACTCTCTTCCTCTGTCTCGTAAGACTCTAAGGTTGTCCTTGACTTCTGCATCGGCACTAGTGGAGCTAATTAAAAAATCTCCAAATAATCTGCCTGTATTTGCACCTTGATAGCTTCTAGTAAAAGCTCTCTTTTTAGTTTTCTTTTTATTATTTCCTAATAAATTATCGTACCAAGCCATTATGTGTAATCTGTTGGGTTAATTGTTGAAGTTGAACCAAACTTAACTTTAATAGTATTGCCTGATCCTTGTTTGTTTCTAATTCTTGCTAATTTTATTTCTTTTAAATATTCAGCTTTATATCTATCTCTGAAAGTCATTAATTCATCAACACTCATTCTAGATAAAGACCTTCCTGCTATTGAGAACGAAGATTGATCTATTGTTGCTCTGCCTTCTATTACAGCTTCTATTGCATCAAGAACTTTTTTTGCGTGACTTCTAATGTCAGCATTGGTGTTGGCAAGATTTTCAGTAATCTCAGTTCTACCTGAGTCAACCATAATTCTTTCAGAGTCAGATGATCTAGTAATATATGCTTCCCAAATATAATCGCCAACAGAATAAGAAGCAGTAGTTGATGATCCTACTTCTATATAATAAGTGTCATCTGCTTCTGTTGCTGTTATAGTAAATTTGTGACTTCCACCACCTCCACTATCTTCGTGAAACTCGTAAGTTAGTGCAAAAGCACTTGGAGAGTAGTCGGACGCAAGATCATCTCTTTTCCATGTAAATCTATCTCCTGCTACTAATACAGCAGGTTCAGCAGTTGGATAATTTGTTCTATCGAATTTATTACTCAAGCAGACCTCATTAAATAGATTAATCTATTATCACATTATGGTTTTCTATATAAATGTCAACAATTATTTCCAAGAAGTAGCAAAATTTTGTGGTTTTCTTGCTACTTTCTTAGACTTTTGTCCAGTTTTTATTGGTTTTTCTACATTTGTCATAATTTTTTGCTCTATAACATCAAAATTAGGATTGAGTATATAAATTGCTGCAAAATTATATACCATTGTATCTAAAGCTTCGTTTCTTGGACGTATTTGCTTCCATACAAGTGATTTACGACCTCTTACAAACTTTGTTATTCTTTTTTCTGCTGTTAGTTGTTTGAAATATTCCTCATCTACATCTGCTGGAAAGTGTAAAGTAGAGTTTTCGACATCTGTTGATAGTCTTGCGAATATAGCTTCTTTTGCTGTATCTGTGCCTATAGGGTAAAGTACAGCTTTATTTTTACCAACAAAAGAAGGTTTATTAGCTATTGGCTTACCAAGCTGGTTTATACCCTTAATACTGAAAACTCTTCTTGATTGTCTAGGTTTTGTAAATTGATATACTTGGTTAGTATGGTGACCACCAGAGTCTATGCATACGCAAGAAACAGGAATGGGTCTACCATCTTCAGTTACAAACCTTTGCTTGATATATTCATCTAATTCTTGCCAAACCTTTAATCCATTGGGATCACCCCAGAAAATTCTATACTCTAGCACCCAAGCTTCATAATCACGACCCCATCCCATTAACTGTAATTCAAGTCTATCTTTCTGGGTATCGCAACCAGCAGTTATGACTAATACGCTTTCTGGTATTGAATTTACGTCATAGTGCAATCTTCTGTTTAAAAGTGTTTCATATTCTACGCCTTCACCTTGTTCTTCCCAAGTTTCGCCTAGCGAAGTATTAATCCAAGTTTTTAACATTTCAGGTTGCTTCTTTGCTTCAAGAAAGTTTGTTGCCATGTTTGCCCATGTTGACCAAACAGAATACAGTTCTGATATATGGAAGCCTGCTGTATCTTTACTGGTATCAGTAGCAACCCACTTACCATGTTTTAACATCCATTGCTTCTTACTTTCATCTATAACAGCACCACACTCATTGCAGGCGTAAGCAGCAGTTTCAGGCTTGTTTTCTTCCCACACTACATTTGACCATTTTAAAACTTGATACTCATTACATTCAGGGCATGGCACTTCATAGTATCTTTTATCTGACTCTTCAAAAGCGGTTTCAATTCTTGATAAACCTTTTACTGTTGGCGTTGAGCACATATATATCTTTCTGTTCCAGAATGTAGTAGTTCTTTTTGTAGCAAGAGATATAGGATCACCTTCAGCACCAGCAGAAAGTTCGTAGCGGTCGCACTCATCTGCTAACAATAATCTGACTGGTCTTGAAGCCAGTCCACTTGCAGAATTAGAACCAACTATTGTTAGATGACCTGAAGGAAATGATTTATGTAATACAGTATTGCCTGAGTCACGACTTCTAGGGTCTTTTACACAACCCCTGATTTTTTCTGAGTCACGTATCATAGTAGCAAGTCTGTCCTTAGAAAACGCTTGAGCCATCTGTAGTGTTGGTTGCATGATTAGCATAGGAGCAGGGTCTTGATCTATGTAGTAAGCAATTACATTTAGCAGTATCTCTGTAGCACCAACCTGTGCTGACTTCATAAATACTATGCGGTTTATATCTGGATCATTGAAAGCATCCATAATATCTCTTTGATACTCTGCTCTGCTAGTTCGCCATTGTCCAGCTTCAGCAGATGACTCAGCAGATAGCTTTCTATATCTGTCCGCCCAATCGCTAATCTTAAGATTTGGCGGAGGTGTCCAAGTCTTTCTTGTTTTTTGTAATACTTTTTCTATATTTTTGAGGTATTCCATCATCTGCTAACTCTTGTAATGCATCATGTACTTGTTCTTTAATAGCTTCTTCTACTTCCGAATATTTATCAAGAGTTAGAACTTGATGTGCCACTCTCGAAGGCAAGCCCAGCAGCTTTGCTCTTACGTTAGCAACATAATCAATCCAAGTATCGGCAACTAAGTCTGATGGTATTAATTTAGCTTCAAGCTCTGAAACTTCTAATTCTGCTTTGTCAGCTTGAGCCTTAGTAAGTCTAGCCTTCTCTTCAGCTATATCAGCACCGCCATCTTTCTTCGTATATCTAGCAGCTTTTCTTAAATAGTTAAGATACTGTAGCCTGCAAGCGTCTATGTTTACAGGTGATCTACCAGAACCAATAGTAACAACATTATTTCTTATTAGGTCATTGATTGACTGTGGCGATAATCCCAAATGCTCTGCTAGTTCCTTTCTTGTTGCCAATATTTGTTTCCAATTAACTCTCGTCAAGAATATATCACAATCAAATAAAAATATAAAATATTCGAGGTGAAGTAAGTGATGCGACTTTTTAGCCCTTCACCCTCTGGAACGCCCTGTTTGTGAAGAAAGTGAAGAAGGTGAAGAGAAATAATAGGATGTTTTTTATTATAAATATGGTGAATAGTATAGCCCTGTGTCTAAACAAAACCTTTGGTGCTGCAACCTGCATACGCAGACAGCTAGAAGAACCTATGACCGCCAGCCCCCAATAATCAAGGGATGCAGACCAACAACAAAAAAAACACGAAAAAGAGCAAAAAATACAGCAAAATGTATTATTCATAGAATTTATAAAGGTTTACAAAAATAATTAAAAAAAATATTAATGATATGTTGTTATTTATTTATATATATGTATAATATA